CGAGGGTCTCTGTGAAGTACCTTTATGTGGGTCGTCTTCCAACTGGCACCTTTCACCTGCCGCAGTGAAAGGGTCCACGTACGACGTTGGTCATCGTGGATAACACTATCACCCAGCGTTCGAGGTCCACGCAGAGATCGAAGCCATTTAGGGCAACGATCAAGAAGCATGAACCAAGCACGCAGAGGACGATGTAGCGTGATTTCTTCGTAACGAAGAGCCCACGCATAAAGCTGGTTGAGAAGAACGATAAGATCGCTTGGACCACTAGGGGCGGTTTTGACATACATGCCTCTTACATTAAAGCCAAGGAGGTAGTCACCTCCACAACTCTCACGAAAGGGCACATTTCCCCAGTAGGATTTCTCACTGTTGAGCGAGAAACCGAAGAACTCCAAGACCTTCGAGAAGCCGGAAGCGAGCTCATCACGAATGATGATATCGTCCCCGTAAACGTAAACATTCAAGCCTAGTTTTGCATCGTGACCATGAAGTTCGGTCCAGGTGCAAGCCAAGGCCGCGAATATTAGCGTTTCTAACTCGAAAGTATACCCATTCCCCATCGCCGAGAACTTGTGGAGGAAGACCTTGCGGTCACCATCCACGGCGGTTCGCTCAGCTCTACACGCATTGAGCGCTTCGAACCAGGCGCGGGGGAGCAGAAGCTCCACGCATCTTCTACTCAGAGTATCACTCGCGTTGGATAAGTCAAGAGTGGCAAACTCTCGACTTACAGATGACTCACAAGCGACCCGCTTGTGAATCTCCTGTGCTCGATCCAAATCCCATCCAGCTCTTGTTTTCAGTCTGCTACGGATCTTACGACCGTAGGAGAGCTGAAGGGCCAGATTTAGGGACGGTTGTGGGCTGATAGGCCTGTCGATAAGCGCCGTCTTAGACGCGAACGAAAGCCTGTCGCCTTCAACACGGATCGGCTCCTGATCCAAACTGATGGAGCATGTGCTCCACATCGTCCCGACATACCACAAGTGTGCATCGAGACTACAGTTTGACGTGAAAGAGGGACCTGAGGACAATTTGTCTGGAAGGGTTGTGAACCTTCCGCGGTCGAGAACAGTTGCACCCTTACCGAACGCAAGTTCGGGATCAGGGACATTACCGAGCCAATCAGCAATC